TGGGCTGCGTGCACGATTTTGATCGGGCCAATGGGAGTTAGGGGCAGGACTAGACACCCAGCCGAGATCCCATGGGCATGGATATGCTTTGCTTTGGGTGCGTGTTTGTACGCCGTCGGCATTTTCTTGAGCGGTGGATGATGGGTATTCCGATTTCAAATTGTCTGAATTGTAGACATTCCAAGGTGTATATCTTGGGAGAAGATCAATATCAGTGTCGTAGATACCCGCCAACCGTGATCGGAAACGTCAAATCTAATGGTATGAATGCTGGCACATATACGTCTGGAAGAACCGAATGGCCCATCGTTAACAGTTTCTGGTACTGTGGAGAATTTTCGCGGGCACCGTAATTAGCTGTGTACTTAATTGGCCACTGTGATATGATAAGAATATGAGCAATGACCAAACCGCTGACGATATCCTCGCCGAAATGAATGCCACGAAGCATTTCTCCACCGGTAATGCCAAGCAAACCGCCACGATTGAGCGGATCAAGCAAACCCTTCTCAACACCGAGTATCGTCAAAAGCACGGCTTCAAAGCTTATGAGCTGAAGAAGTTCGAGGCGTATCAGTATGGTGATGCCGCCCCGGTCTATATGATCATTGAAGTTGGTATGGTCGGCGATGAGGACACTCTCGCCGAAGCTTTCTGCCGTAACTATCGTCATATCGTCATCGGCAAGAACGGTGGCCTGGAACTTCTGAACGGGAAGCGGCCTTCCTATCGCTACGGCTTCCATAATGCCGTCTATGAACTGACCAAGTAGATGTCAGACTATCTAAAGAGCCAGACCTACGAACTAGCTGAAGCGCTGCAACCGGTTGGAAACGCCAGGGTTGCAGCGCTTATCGCTGTTCGTGATAAGATCATTCGGTACGGGGTCAACAAGAACAAGAGCCACCCATTCGCAGCCAAGTACGGCAAGAATGAACAATCGATATATCTCCACGCTGAGACTGATGCGATCCTGAACGCTCTCAAGTATTTCGATCATCCGGACGAACTTCAGAAGGCGACCATCTATATCGCCCGGGCCAAGAAGGTGTCCACACATGATCATTCAATGATGATGGGCATGGCCAAGCCGTGCCTCGGCTGTCAGAGGGCTCTAGCCACATTCGGCATCTGTGACGTCGTTTATACTACCGATGAACAAACATGGGAGAACCTATAAGCCATAAATAATGAATGGCTTATAATCTTATTCCGAAAAACCTCCATGACGTAATCGTCATCAAAACCTCCAAGCCACAGATCTCAGAGGATCTGGTTAAGGCGTATTCGTATGTTATAAAAAAGGTCCCTTCGTCAGAAGCGCAGGGACCTTTTTCTATGGATCCCAAGGCTCCTCAAAAGATAAAAGTACTGAGACAACTTAACGGGCCGATCAAGCTTCAAGATCTCAAGTCTCAATTCAAGAGCTTAAGTTTTGCTTGGGGAAACGGATCCAGGGGAAACCTAGGTACCAACAACCGTGGAAATCTTTTTGAGGGTGAATTGATCGACGATATCAATCGGTACATCGCCGACTCTGAGGATCCTAAGATTGAACACCGCGGATTTGTCATGGGGCTATTTCAAAAATATGGGTTGGAAAATAAATCTGGGCTACACGTTAAGGCGATGGGGGCATTGAATCAACGAAGACCTATGGGAGTTTCCGGCAATCAACCGTATATCGGCAGTTTGAATGATCATGATGTTGGAAAGACTGTTACGGACGTCGACGTGATACACGACAAAGGTGTTGTGCATATGTCTCTTAAATTTGGCCCGACTGTCACATTCTTCAACATCGGTGTGGCCAAGATGATCCCTCAGGCTGAAATAAAACAAGGCATTATCACCAACCCACAGGGTAAAATTCTCCTAGATATGGTGGGGGTGGATAACGCCAGGTTCTGTTCCACGTTCAATTCCTATGGCGGAAGACAGGCAACTAGGGGCGGGTTCGAGGATATCAACGTCACATCCAAGATAGATAAACGTAGACTTCAGAAATTCTTGAAGACCGGTATCGGCTATGGGTTTCATCTGGTGCACAAGGATCGTGGCCACATTCATTCCTTTCTCATGACCCCAGCTATGCTTGAACGTTTCACCACCATTCAGGATGTTGTGGTTAGATACCCAAATCCAGGTGCTGCCAAGAAAGTTTCCGTCTTCATAAAGACACCAGAATTGCTGATCAACCTAAATTTCCGCAATAAAGTCGGAGGATCATATCCGAACATGATTATGGCCGATTACAGGTTCCGGAAGAATTGATAAGGTAATAAATATCATCATGACATTGACATTCAAAGAATACTTGACAGAATCCACCGGCCTTGAGACGTCTAAGCTTAAACATCTTGAGCATTTAGAAGATCACCCCATTAATGCTGGTGCTGCCGGCCTGAAGCACGCAATCAATACTTTAGAACACGCCAAGAAAACTATGGCAGGTGAAGACACTGGGCATAAGATCAGCACCAAGTGGGATGGGTGTGTCTCAGGCAACACAGAATTGCTGACTGAGACACACGGAGTTATGTCTATTAAAGAGATATTTGAAAATTGGTCTACGTCTTCAAATTTAAAGGTTCTGGGGTATAACAAGGCTGGAGAAATAGAATTCACTCAAGTTCTAGATAAGCTGGCGTATCTTGGGGATAAGGCCTGGGTTGAAATTGAATTAGATGCACAACATATTATCAAAGTGACTGATGATCATCAGGTTATGTTGTCATCTGGGCAATGGATTGAGGCAAAAGATCTTAACATTGGTGATGATATATTTGGAATTTCATTACTTGATAAATAAGATTGCTGGTAACCCACCATCTTATTAGGATTCAAATTGGCTAATTTAAACCCAGACCAAAAGTTAATTATTGATAGACGAGAAAAGAATAAAGCGGTTTTTGCCAACCAAAAAGAAGAATTGCTTTCGGCTTGGGCAATATCTGAACATATACCAACGATATCGAAACAGTTTGGGGTTTCAACAGGCCGACTAAGACAGTTTCTAAAAGATTCTGGTGTATATAATGCCAAATCCAAAGCAATATCTGATCATCGTCAGGCTGGTATTAAGAAAACAATGCTGGCAAAATACGGTGTGGAAAACAATTCTTCTCTTAGAACGGCTGAAATCAAAGCCTGGAATTCCATACCCAAAACTGAATTGCATTATATAGAAGATCTTAATAACTATAGAAAGCAAGTATATTTTTACACAAAGCAAATGACTAGAAAGCTAGTTAAGCCAAAATATTGCTACTATACTGGAATTGAATTCATCGATGAATTATTAAATACCCCAAACCCGAATGATTACCTTAAACGTTGTGTGGATCATAAAATTTCAGTAGTATATGGTTATCATTTCAACATATCTCCTGAGGAGCTGTCAAATCCAAGTAATATAGTATTTTGTTTGAGGTATATAAATACCATAAAAGGCAACAGCAATGCGGATGACCCCGCTTTCCTAAAGATATGCTCAAATATTCGCGAAAGGTTAATTGATGAAGGTCACAAACATTCGGCATTCTGAGCCGGAAACCTCATATGATATTACAACCGCCGCCGAGAATTTTTTCATAGTGCTTGGAGATTCGGCCGCATTAGTTCATAATTCGCCAAGTGTCGTCTTTGGCCACCACCCAAAGACCGGTAAGTTCTTCGTGGCCTCCAAATCTGCATTCAATAAAACACCGAAGATCAACTATACAGATGACGACGTTGAGAAGAATCATGGCCATGCACCAGGTCTTGTATACAAGCTTCAGTCTGCCCTGAAGCATCTACCCAAGATTGCTCCGAAGAAGGGGGTATATCAGGGGGATCTTATGTATACGCACGATGACGTCACCACATCTGATGGTAAGTATCACTTTAAGCCCAACACAATTACATATTCAACACCCATGGAAACTAAGCAAGGGCAAAAGGTTGCTAAGGCTAAACTCGGTATCGTAGTCCATACTAAGTATCACGGTAAAGATTTAGAAGACATGTCGGCAGGCTTCAACGTAGATCATGGCAATTTCAAGGATAGCCATGATGTGCACAACATTCCAGCAGATTTAGATCTGTCATCGCACAAGATGCCAGATAGGTTGGAGAATAAATTCAAGAAGAATCTCATGGCTGCTAAGTTCCATGGAAATAAGGTGGATTCAAAGACTTTTAAGGCCTTGGAGGATCATTCCACAACGCTTCCAACGTACATCAACTCCACAATCAGAGACGAATCGAAACCATCAGCAACCGGATATCACCAATTTTTGCTGAACAAAGGCCTGAAGGAAATCGATAAGGTTTCTACTGCAGCAGCCAAAGACCGTAAGCGTGCCGAGCTTGAAAAGCGTCTTAGCCACGTTGAGGCACACCACTCTGGATTTAACCAAATCTTGAAGGTGCACCACCATCTCCAACAAGCAAAAAATGCATTAGTTGATTCGCTGTCACACACCTCTGAATTTGAACACAGTATCCGCGGAAAGAAGGCCAAGCCTGAGGGATTTGTAATCTCTAAGGGAAACCAACCCACAAAACTAGTAAATCGTCATGAGTTCTCCAGACAAAATTTCATAAGGGATTAACCATGAAGACTTTCACCACATTCATTGCGGAGTCAACCGACAAGCACGTTGTATTCGCATTTGGCCGGATGAATCCCCCAACTACTGGGCATGAAAAGCTTGTGGAGAAGGTGAAGTCCGAAGCCAAGAAACAACATGCCGATCATGAGATCGTAGTTTCACATACCCAAGATGCTAAAAAGAACCCGTTAACCGCGGCTCAAAAACTTAAGCACGCCAAGCGGTTTTTTCCTGGAGCTAATATCCACGCATCATCCAAAGAACACCCGTCGTTCATCCACCACGCAAAGCGGCTCAACGCAGCAGGGTATACTCATCTGACCATGGTTGCAGGGTCAGATAGGGTTGAAGAGATGCATAAATTATTACACAAGTACAACGGCAAGGAGTTCAACTTCAAGCACATCAAGGTCGTGTCTGCTGGGCACAGAGACCCTGATGCTGAGGGAACTGCCGGCATGTCAGCATCCAAGATGCGTGAACATGCCAAGTCCGGTGATTTTAAGTCGTTCCGAAAAGGCGTCCCTGGCCACGTGTCAGATCAACACGCCAAGGAACTTTACGATGATGTGAGAAAAGGATCAGAATGAACTTCCTAGAGAGAATTGAATATCGTGAGGATGCCGAGGCCAACGGCATCAAGGGTTGGTGGTGGGCTGTAGGTGATAACGGCGCCTGGGAAGGTCCCAAGAATGATTGGGAGACCCAACATAAACAACGGATGTTTAACTACGTCAAAGATTTCAATACGGTGATCACTGCCGGTGGTAACTGCGGAATGTATACTAGATTTTATGCAGATATCTTCAAGCACGTCTATACGTTTGAACCCGACGGTATCAACTTCCATTGCTTAGTCCTGAATAATCCCTTCGATCACGTGATCAAATACAATACTGCCCTGGGTGATCATAACGGGTTCATCAGCGTTCTTAGATCTGGTGATGACAACGTCGGGATGCACAAGGTCATCGATGAACCTGATGCCTTTATCCCTATCATGACGATCGACTCCATGGATCTGAAGTCATGTGATTTGATCCAACTTGACGTCGAAGGCTATGAGATAAACGTCCTGAAGGGTGCTATCGAGACGATCAAGAGATACAAGCCATGTATTGTCGGCGAGAACTGCGGTGAACATTCTGAGGTGCATCAGTTCCTAAGCACACTTGGTTATAGGTCAATCAATCAAGTGGCCGCCGATACCATTTACGTCCATGAATCATTTTGATATACTTGGGGTCGACCGCTCAGCAACAATAACTGAAGTCAAGTCGGCATACCGAAAGCTAGCCATGAAATACCATCCGGATCTCAATCCTGATGGTGAGGAACAGTTCAAGAAGATCTCATCCTCATACGACTGGGTATTAAAGAATATTAACCCAGTTCCTAAACCACAATGGGATCATGATCGAACAACGTATGACGTTATCTATAGAGTTCTAGAAACTCCTGGGCTTGATGGTGTATACTATGTCTCGGTGCCGTATGATAAAATTGACGTAGAGACCAAGGTTTATTTCATGCTAGGTAGTGTTGAGTTTAGGGTCACCCTAATTCCTGGAACCAAACTACCGTATACCATCCGGACAAAAGACCTTCCCCAGTATGGGTCATTGGTTATTCATTTTTCTACTGGTTGGGATAAATAAGCAATTGAATTATATCTTGAAGGACGCAATAGATGGCTGATGAAGACCTAACAAAGAAGAATCCAGCCAAGAAGAAGGCAACTCTTGGCAAAAGTACGAAGAAGGATAAGATCGACTTCAGTCCTACCACCGATGGGACCGTGTACGAAGCAGTCCTGACGATTCCACAGCGCATGAAGAGAGCAATGGCTATTCGTCGGATTGAACCCAAGCTCAAGAGATCACGCGAGGTTGCCAGACGCCGAATGGCTGGTGACAAGAATCTCAAAAAGAGATCGGCGGCTGCGGCCAGAGAAATCGTCAGACGAAAGGTGGCAGGTGATCGCGGATTGCGTTACCAGGAACTATCATCATCAGAAAGGATCCAGATTGATCAGATGACCGAAAAGAGAATCAAGGCCATTCGCAATTTAGCAAAGAAGCTCTACCCAAGGATCAAACAGGCTGAGCAGAAGCGCCTGGCGAGTGTCCTGAAAGGACCGGCAGCTGTCTCTGAGGCGGTTGACGTGCGTAAATTACAAAAGGCCTTGGGCCCCGAACATCGCATTGTAGGCCATGCCGGAAGCAAGATTCATATCCAATCAGAAATTGGAAATGCTAGTGATCGGCAAAGTGATGTCTATAATACCCACACCAGAACGGGTGCTAAGATCATCGATCGACTTCGAGCTGCTGGAATTTCTGGCGCTCGACTAGGATCCTATGCCGACCACAATCAACTCCATACACACGTTAACGTTTCAGAATCTCTGGACTACGATTCTCCGGCCGAGGCTGAAGCTAGCGCAAAAAAGAGTCTCGATAAAGACAGAAACCCAGATGCATCCGTCCACATCTATAGAACCAAGGCTGGTAAGTTTCGTACCAACCACGCGTTCAACAGTGCTGGGAGGGAATATCTAAACAGCATCGGCGCGCATCGGGTTGGTGAAGTTAAAAAGTAATGAAATCCTTCCTAGAAACCACGGCCCCAGAATTGATCACGGAGGGCATTCATGACCCTGCTAAGTTCAAGGCTGTATTTCTAGCTGGCGGCCCTGGGTCAGGAAAGTCGTACGTGGCCAAAAAGTTAGCCTTGAAGACACTGGGGCTAACTGAGATCAACTCTGACGTAGCCTTTGAACACATGATGGCCAAACATGGATTAGATCCAAAAATGCCAGACAGAGAAGCTAAGGCTAGAGATGCCGTCCGGCAGAGAGCCAAGAAGACTATCGAAGTAAAGCAGAAGTTAGCCATCCACGGGCGTCAGGGGGTTGTCATCGATGGAACAGGCAAGGACTATGAAAAACTAGCCGCATTACATCACCACTTCAAATCTTTGGGGTATGATACCAAGATGGTGTTTGTCAATACAAAATTGGCTACTGCTCACGAACGCAATGAGCGTAGACCCAGAGTAGTTCCAAAGAATATAGTTCAGAAATCATGGGAAGGCGTTCAGAATAACCTGGGTAAGTATCAACGTATCTTCGGGCCTGAGCATCTCCACGTGGTTAACAACGATACCGAGGATGTTGACAACCTAGATCATACCCACAGAAAGATCAGGGCCTGGGCAGCTAGACCTCCACAATCACAGTTGGCCAAACAATGGAAAACTGAAGAGGCCAAACGAAGAGGGATACAGGAACCTAAACGATGACCAAATCACTTGAACACTCAATCAAATCTAGATACGAACCTAAACCCACCGCTGTAGATACATCCTTAGTTGAAGCTAGGATCAATGATGTAATCAACAAAACCATGTTTTCATTGATTGAAGACTTGTCACAGCCTGCTCCTCCAGTTGAGGATATCAAGAAAAGTCTGGCAACACAGATTGCCATGATGCTTAATCGTGTGGCTGACAAGACCAATCCGGTCAACGTTCAGTATCTTGTGGCGGCATTGTTGCTTCTCCAACTTTCTACCGGTGATGATCCGTTGATGGCGATCGCCAGACGTCTTAGTGTCAAAGGAATGGGGCAAACCCAGAAGAAGATCAAGGAAGAGATCGAACCCATCGAAGAGCTTTCTGTTCAGAAGCTCAACCAATACGTCAACGATAACCACACGGCCCGTAGGAAGAACCTAGGTAAGCTGATCCGCACAAAGAAAGACAAGGCCGAATACATCAAGCGTTGGGATGGGGCCGGGAAGGCTCTGGATAAGATCTGGCTCAAGAAGAACAGGCCACAACCAGTGACTGAGGATGTTAACTACAAACACAAAGCCATTGACGATGCGCATGAGGTTTGGAAATCTCAGATCGATTATGCCAACAAGATAGCAGATGAAATGGGACATGGAAAGACTCCGGAGCACGTGAAAGGATCAAAGGAGCAGATCGGCAAGGTTAAGGAATTCGTCGACAAGCATCCATACAACCGAGTCCCAAATGCCTTGAAGATGGCTGACCATGCCGGAATCTCTGATGGTCTTGCAGCGCATTTCCATAAGGCACTCAAAGCGGTGACTGAATCTGGTAAGGCTAAGGAGAAACCGTTCACCCAATCTGATCGTATTGGCCGTTATCTGTCTGATCAGCGTGGAAGACCACGTAGATAAATACAGAGAATACTAGAAAAGGCCAATAACGCTATGTCATCTCCCAAGAACTACGGACTATCTGACTCCCTTATCAGTAAGGTGACAGAGATTTGTGAGATGTCGTCGAATAGAGCTAGAGAATACCTGAAGGCTTCTACGTCACAGGCCAGAGAGCTACAGGGTAAGATCTATACACCTGATGCTACTGAAGCCGACAAGCGTAAATACAAGAACCGTTCCAAATATTTCAGTAAAGCACTGAAGAGATCAAGATCTATCGGAGAAGATGAAGACATGACTGCAGAAAAGAACTATGGACTATCAGATGATCTGATCGAATCAGCTCGAGCTGTACTTGCAAAATCAAAGACAATTCTTGATGAAGGTCGTGGATACAAAGCCCATGAGCTAGATGCGGCAGGGTATAAGCATGTTAACCACGTGAATTCTGGTCAGACCTCGACAACGCTGTACAGACATCCGGACGGTCATGAAATCTACGCTGAACGCGGCAACAATTCTAAGAAATATTCTTTCTATTCTGGTAAGCCAGGAGCATCAAGCCAAGCATATCACGCCAACCTTAAGGATGCCATCAAGAAGAATGGCCACTTAGTCGAAGAAACCCTTGATGAAGGCCGCGGTCGTCCACGCAAGACTCCTCTAGCAGCCGGTGAGGAAGAAGGTAACGAGCCAGATCAAAACATCATCATGCAGATGCGTAAGGTTCAATCCCTCCGTGGGGCCAAGCCTGTTTCCTTCCGCGATGGATCGAAGCACACTGTCCATATGGCTGATGCTCTGAAGGCTATCAGAATGCATGGAATGATGAGAACGTCCATCGAGAAGGGCAACTTCGAGAACAAGATCGCCAAGTCTCATGCCGACTTCAAGCATCACATTGGGTCGACCATCAAGGATGGTGGTTCTGAGGAAGAGAAGAAGGCTAAGGTCACTCTGCCGGCCGTTGACCGTCTTCGGGCCAAGGGTAAGCTGGAAGAAGAACAACTTGATGAGCTGAAGCGTGATTTTAAGCGCTTCAGCGGGGGCGGTGAATCGGCTAGAGATTTAATCACCAGAACAAAGAACGATTCAACAACAACGTTGAGAGGATATCAAGACTATTATGATAAACAAAAGCCCCGCAATAAAACCGGGGCAGCTGATCATCATAAATTGGTTGACAAGGAACTTAAGCGCAGAACTTCCTCTGGTTATCCTAATGGAAAATTAACCAAATCCCCAGTAATGAACGCTGAGGACACACAGATTGATGAGGCCAAACCAGATTTTCACTATCAGGAATGGCCAGGAAAGAAGCCGAAGAAGGCCTTCAATCTAAGCAAATACCTAGAAAACAGCGATAAGCGTACCAAAGCTCGCGAAAAGCTGAATGACGACGCCAAAAACAAGAAGGGTTTCTTCAAGGAAGACGAACAGCTGGAAGAAAATACAACGGCTCCTAGCTTTCGCCCAAACCAAAGGGTGAAATTTAAGCACCCAGATGGAGGTTGGAAAGAAGGTCGAGTAGAAGATCATGAGGTTTACGGTACAGTTTCGGGCCATGGGCCAACCAAGCATAACCCCAATGATCACTCAACTAAGGCTTGGGGCCATAATGTAAGCTACGATATGGATGGCAAAGGTAAGCGCGGAAGACTGTTTGTTCCTAAAGTTCACATTGCCTATGCTATGAAAGAACAGATTGGAGAAGCTTCTCTGGATGATGTCTGGAAGAAGGCTGGAAAAAATTACAGAATGCGATTGAAATCCACAGATAAGCCCAAGCCATTTACAGTAGGTCAGCACAACGATGCCGTTGAGGCGCGTAGAGCTAAAGCTAAAACTAAGCCTTCATAAATAAAACGAAAACAACATCTAAGAAACTTCTAGGAGAACACCACTATGTCATTGTGGAAAAAGGACGACACTGCAGCAAACTCGGTATTTTACCTACCTGCTCAGTTCAATAAGACAGTAAACGTGGGTAACCAAGCCGCACTATTCGGCAACGTTACTCCGGATGCTTTCGTTACCGGCCAGACTGTTGGTGTATTCGGGGTTGATTCCACTGAAGCCACCGTGGCAACTGGGTCTCTGATCCAGACAATCATCACATCTGGTGGGTCTGGGTATCATGCCAACGCGGCCGCCACGATCACCGGGAACGCCACAGGCAACGCTCAGGCAAACTCCACCGGTCGCATTGGTGCCGTAAACATTACTGACGCCGGTTACGCATATACGACTGCCCCCGGGATCACGATTGCTGCTCCTGCTGCTAAGACGTTCAATGCCAATACCCAGGGCGTCGACGAAGCTAATGACTTTATCTTGGTATCATCCAACAAGTATCAAAACAATGACTATATCAAGTATCTGGTCGCGGCTGGCAATACCGCCATCACTCCGTTGACGAACAACACATCGTATTACGTTGTGTCTGCCAACTCAACTGGCATCAAGCTATCTACAACCAAGGGCGGAACACCTGCCAACTTGGTCATCGTTGTAGCTGATGAGTCCGGCCATTCGTTGACCGGTGAGACCGCCACGGCCGTTGGTGTGGTCTCTGGTGGTCGAAATCGTGGGATTGCGCATGCCGGTTGGAACTTACGCACCGTTGGTTCTGGCGGTCGGGCAGGTCGGGTCCAATATGAAACCCTAGTTGCAATGGGGTCGATGACGGCCGACAACGAAGACGTAGTGCTTCCAGACTCCTAATATTGAAGGTTTAGATAATGTCGACACGCGCTAGAAAGATAACGGAATTGGATGCCAACACTGGGCCATCTGCCAACTCGTTACTGATCATAGAATCTGCAGATGGAACCCAGAAGGTGACGGTTGCCACACTTCTGGGTAACAGCGCTGCCAACGTGGCAATTAGAACACAAACTCCAGCAAACTCCACAATTAACGTGGCGGCTGGAGTCATTTTATACGATGCTTCCTACCTCTATATTGCTGTTGCAAATAATACACTGAAGCGAGTAAGTCTAACAGCGTTTTGATCATGATTAGTGAAGTTTTGACCGATGAAAATTTTGTAATTTATGCAGCCCAACATTATGATAACCCTGGATGCTCAGATACCCAGGAGTTTTACGAAGACATCAAGAGGTTCAAGTACGTCAAAAAGCTGTTCAAGCGTTACCATGATACTGGGGATCTCAAAGAACGGTTGATCCTCAATCATATTATCATCCTATATAACGTGTTCGGGATCCCGGCAACCACCCGATTACTATTTCAGAAGCTTGATGGATATCATAAATACCTGAAACCGTTTCTAGTTCTGTTGAACTATATGCCGGATACAATAAAGAACGTCGGAAAGTCTGGGAACACCATAATCTCTTCTGACATTGTCATGGATCAATTGATCATTAATAGACTTAGGGGAATACGAGACGATGTGGGATAAAGACGCAAAAACTGGAAAGCAACATGCTTGGTCTAAACCATTTGTCGAAAGGCAGGACGCTATTGATTTTGCCAAGAAGAATGGATTACAAAAACGCCACGTAAAATCTCGGCCGGCCGGCTACGTCGTTGAACGCCCTTTAACAGAGACTCGACTACTCAAGTTTAACCAGTTCATAAATTTGGCCGAGAATATTTTCACCGTAGGGCCAAGTGGTCAGAAAATCAAAAATGCCCACCTGAAGAGCCCACACCACGCAACTCTGTCAGGCCTAGGTTTGACACACACCGGCACCGGTAAGACAGACAGTCACCCAATGTATAAGTATGACGGTCCACCGGTTGATCAAGATAAAATCCATAAGGCCATGATCAAACATGGCTATGAAACTGCAGAAGGTGGGTCTGCCGACGATAAACACCACTGTCACACATATTACCACCCACAAAGGGGTATTGGCTTATGGGTTACACATATACACACGCCAAAGAAAAACACTACTAGCACTACAGAGATTGATTTTCATCACAGAATCAAATCGAATGGAGCTTTAGCAAAGCACGACAACGGATAATGAAAACTTTCTCAGATTTCTTGGTTGAAACAAACGGGTGGGAACGTGATACTTCAGATTTCAGGCACGATACCTTTAACCATCCGGAGTTGGGAAAGCTCAAAATCAGGACAAACACAGAATATGGTAAGGATGGAGCCTCTAGACTTCGTGATCCCAAGAAAACCAAATATCATCTTGAGGTAACACACAACAACAAACCAGTGTTCAGCAAAACGGTTAACAGAGCAGAATCAGATGATGCTTACCAAAGGCGGGCTGATCTACATAAAAAAGCCAACAAGTTCATTCATAGTAACTATGGGTTTAAGCCGTTGAAAGAAGACGCCCCGGCTAATGCGGCCGGTGGCGGAGCAGTCGCAGGTATCGGGGTAGGTCCATCCGGTGAACCGCCAAAGAAGAAGAAACTGAAGATCTTGAGGAGACGTCTAGTTGAATCAGAAGACATCAAGGCGCACAAGGTTCCGTTCGAAAAGAACCCACATATTGGATGGTATAAGGACAAGGATCATATCGTAGCCTATCACGGGACACATGAACGAAATCTGCATTCCGTCCTGAAACATGGCTTGACTCACAAGGACCCGAAGACAGGTCATATCTCTGTTGCCGTCGACCCCCACACTGCCCATGGATATGCTGCGATGTCAGGGTCCGGTGGCGAAGCGAACTTCAGATCTGCTGGTGGTGGGGCTGTTAATACCCCACACGAACATCGAGCTGTGGTGAAACTCCATATCCCAAAGGATTGGGCCGAGAAGCATATGGACCACAACCTAGGTGGAAACGTTGGTGAGTCTAGAAAACGAATGGCCCACAAGGAAGAATACGAGAGCTGGAAAAAGAAAAACCCCAGCGCTGGTGATCATGAGTACTATGCGTTGTCTGAACTTCGGTTCAACAAGGAGATCCCAAAGCACTTTGTGAAGGGATATATGAAGAAGAAAGATGGTGGAGAACACTGATGTTTGAAAATATTACGAACCCGTATAAGTATGCAGCCATGGGATTGGCTGCAGTACTAGTGATCGGGGCTGCTGGTGGTACAGGTTACGTTGCTGGTATCAAAGATGGAGATAAACGAGTCGCGGCTGCACAAGTACAATGTGAGAAACGCGTCGGAGCTATTAAACTGGCGCTAGCTAATGCTGAGTCACGGGCCATGAAGGCCTCGTCACAGGTTTCTGATAGGGTAGTAACCCAATACGTGGACAGAATTCGTTACGTTGACAGGGTTCGAACTGAATATGTCAACCAGGCCAATACTGTTGTCCCCACACAGTTTGAGCTATCTCAAGGATGGGTTTACGTATATAACCAATCTGCCACGGGTCAACCGTCTGACCCAGCTCTAGCATCCAAACCAGAAACTTCCGGTGTCACTGACACGGCTGCGCTAACTACGATCGTGGATAACAATTCATCGGCTCAGGCATGTCGAGAACAGCTTACTGCCTTACAAAGCTGGGTCAGAGAAACTAAGGCTGCTATAGATGGAGCAAATAAATGAAGATCTCAACATTCGCAGCTATAGTGTTCGCCTTGTTCTTGGCCGGGTGTGGAACTCCGCCCAAACCCGATGTAATTATCAATAATGTCATGCCTGAGCCTCCAGCCAAGCTAATGGAACCAGCAACTCCGCCAAAAACAATTCCTGTTCCAGCAACTACTCAATAAACAACTTAAAGTAGTTCCATTTCGTAAATCAATAAATATACCTTGAAATTCTAAGTATTCTCAAAGGGATAATATGAGCAACAAGGTCAGGTCAACCGTATTGCATATACAAGAAGTATTACTGTGCGCCGCCCGCAAATGGTGGAGGCCCCTATTTGCGTTCACAGCGATCGCCATCCTGTTCGTTAATGGCCTCCTAATCCCTCTAGTTACTTGGACGGTTGCTGACCTGACGGGGCTTTCCCTCCTAGTGACTGCAGTTGCTGCCATCTATATCGCCCGATCGTATGAGCTCACCAGGGGTAGAGCAGAAGATCAGACTGAAGTAGTTCAACCACCACCAACGGGAGAACAGGGATGAGCGACGAATCTGATACAAGAGTAAAATTAGCCCTCCTGAACCAACAATCTGAGAATTTCAAAACTATCTTTGATAGGTTTGAAACCGTCATCGATAAAATGTCCACAGCTGCAACGTCATTTTCTGGAGTAATTGCGGTGCACGACCAAAAAATCACCCAAACCCAAGATCAGATGAAAGATCTGGGCCTTAAAATTTCGGCCGTGAAAAAAGCATCAGATAAAAAAATCGAAGAGCTTCGTACCAACGTAAGCTTAGATCTCAACGATACCGAAACTAAACTTGGGCAAAAGATTGACACCGTCATGGCAACTGTGGTGGAAAACCAAAACGCTAATCACATAAAAGTTACTCACCTATTAGGAACTCATAACACCAGACTCAAAAATTTGGAGAAGTGGATGTGGATCCTGATCGGAGGCGGAATCGTAATATTTTTCATCCTGCAAAAAATCGACATAAATGCGCTTCTGGCGCGCATTTTTTGATGTACAAAATAGCCTGACCACTGTATAATGGGCATATTGTCCATAATGAATAGGCTTGCATACAGTGCTGTGGCTTGAAGAAAAATACATCGGCTTAGTCGGGTATAAGCTGCAGGGATTGGTGAAGCGTAACGGAACGTATAACTTTCGTTGTCCGTATTGTGGAGACTCGAAGAAGTCGAAAACCAAGAAGCGTGGGTTCCTTCTACGATCCAAGTCTGGGGCATCTCATACATATTATTGTCACAACTGCAATATCGTTGGGCCGTCTGGGAAGAATATCAATTTCCATCAGTTTCTGAAGTTCCTAGACCCAGCCCTCTATAATCAGTTCATGGAAGAACTCCTGAGGGAACGGTATACTACTGCAGTGGAACAGGATGAGACGCCTGAAGAACCATACGTCGACAAGACGTTGAAGTCTCTGGGTCTCAAGAAGATCTCCCAACTGTACCCGACACATCCAGCTAAGTTGTATGTTGAGAAACGGAAGATCCCTTCTCACGTTCACCACAAGCTTTTCTATGTTTCCAAGTTCATGGCCTGGACCAATACGTTGGTTTCCGGTAAGTTTGATGAGAAGGCCTTGGCCAAGGATACCCCCAGGCTGGTGATTCCGTTCATCGACCAAGATGGTAGGTTCTTTGGTTACCAAGGAAGATCGTTCGACCCGGCTGACAAGGTTCGATATATCACGATCATCATCGATGACAAGAAGCCTAAGCTGTACGGGTTGGATACTGTCGACCTAAGCAAACGTGTTTACGTCTTCGAAGGTCCGATCGATGCCATGTTCATCCCCAACTCCTTGGCATCGGCTGGCGGGGTTCTGACATCAGAACTTCGATCGCTTGGTCCTCCGGAACAGGATGACAAGGTTATCGTCTATGATAACGAGAACAGGAACAAGGACACGGTGTCTCATATCAAGAAGGCTATTGGTCTGGGTTACAGGGTTTGCATCTGGCCAGATAATTTAGATTACAAGGACGTAAATGACATGGTCTTGGCTGGTCTGGACCCTAAAGAGATCATAGATAAGAACCTATACATAGGGTTACACGCACTAGCAAGATTTAATGAGTGGAAGAAGGTATAACATGACAACCAAAATTAAGATCAAGAACGATTCACGAATTGCGGAAGGCTTCGACCGGCCTCATGATATCAAGGTGGAGACAATCGATAAGGGAGTGATTACCAACGTAGTCTATTTGCTCCCAGAACAAGAGGCCAGTGAGCTTCACGTTTGGGAAGGCCGCTCTTATCTGATCACCGAGATGCCTAAGGCGGCTGCTATCTAATATGGATGGTGATAAGCTAGTCAAGATCCCCACTGAGGATGGCAATTTCTATTATGCTGAGGCCGCCAAAGACACTCCGTGGTCCTCAGTGATGGAGACGGTTGAACTAAGCTCAACACCACAACTTACTCAGAATTGGTTTGCCAAGCTCATGAGAAAGTTTGGTAGAGAGCGCGTCATCTATCGGTCAGACAATAACCTTCCGTACATGTACCGATATTACCTTCTACATAAACCGAAGGATGGGGTTGACCCCAAATTCAATGTGTTCGTCCACAATATTGTACAATCCGATATTGGTGATCCGCACGACCACCCATGGAGCTATATGAGCGTCATCCTTTGGGGTGGGTATACTGAGCATATCTGGTCACCTACGGACAAATATGGATCCTGGGCGTTCGCACAACGAGTAGATTTAGATGTAAAATTTCGGCCGGCCGGAAGCATTATATTTGCCAAGGCTGAGAACACCCACATGGTATACCTAAATCGACATGGCCGAGACATGGATTTTAGGCCGGCCTGGACACTATTCATCCGTGGTCCTAAAGTAAGGGAATGGGGGTTTCTCAACACCCTTACTGGAACCTGGGAACATTATCGATCATATCTAAACAGGCGTTTTGCTTCTGACAGGAGATCTATTTGAGCTTTTTCAACGTTGAGATTGTAGGGACTACTCAGTCCCATGTTGATGGAGTCTCAGACTCCGGTCTAGTTGCCTATCTGGCCAGGATCTCTAATCCGAACAACAGGATGAATGAGGCTACTGGCCCCAAACTCCTGAGATACCTAATGAATGAAAAACATTGGTCTCCGTTTGAGATGGTTAATATCGTGGTTGAGGTCACAACCACCAGGGATATTGCCAGACAGATGCTTCGCCATAGAAGCTTCTCCTTCCAAGAATATTCTCAACGTTATGCTGAAGCCACCCAGTTCACGGTCCGTGAAACTCGACTCCAGGATACCAAGAACCGCCAAAACTCGATCGAGCTGAAGGTTGGTGATGCCCCGGAACTTCAGGCATGGTTTGAAGATGCTCAAAGACAGGTGATCGACCTTGCCGGATCTATGTATAAACGGGCTCTGGAGAAGGGTATTGCCAAGGAACAGGCCCGCGCAGTTCTTCCTGAAGGCTGCACCGTTTCAACCGTTGCCATGAACGGTACACTAAGATCATGGCTTCACTATTGTGCTATCCGGGCTCACCCAAGCACACAAAAAGAGCATCGGGAAATTGCAGTTGAGATCTTTAAACAGATCTGCAACTATTATCCTGACCTCAAAGACTTTTTAACCAAGGAACTACAAGATGGAACTAAGACGACACAAGATTGAACGTTGGATGCTGCTAGTCATGGTGGGGGTATGGATCGTCTTCGCCATACTAGTTGCATTCGGATCATTCTCTGCCACAGCAATTTTTTACTAGGAGTAACCCAATAAGATATGCCGATTACCGTAACAAAACGTGATGGGACAAAAGAAGCCCTCGATATATCTAAGCTCAACAAGGTAGTTGTTTGGGCGTGTGACGGGATCTCCGGAGTTAACGTTTCTGAGATTGAACTAAAATCACAACTGCAATTCTATAACAACATCAAGACCTCAGATATCCAAGAGACCTTGATCAAAGCTGCTGTAGAACTGATCACTGAAGATACCCCCAACTACCAGTTTGTTGCTGGTCGTTTGGTAAATTATCATCTACGAAAGATGATCTATAATCAACCTGAGCCACCACATATCTTGGAACAACTCAAGAAGGTGGCTAAGTTGGGGTACTATGACAAGGAACTGGAAGGTCTCTATACCGAAAGGGAATGGGATCGGATCAATTCCTTCATCGATCATGACAGGGATTTCACCCTGACCTATGCAGCCATGGAGCAGTTCCGAGGTAAGTATCTGATCAAGAACCGAGTCACTGACGAATATTACGAGACCCCCCAGATCGCCATGATGTTAATCGCGGCCACGATTTTCTCGAACTATCCGGTGAACACCCGCCTCAAGTGGGTGAAGAATTTCTATGATGCAGTATCTCAGTTTGACCTATCTCTGCCGACGCCGATTATGGCCGGGGTCCGGACTCCACAACGCCAATTCTCGTCCTGTGTCTTGATTGACACCGGCGATTCTTTGGATTCAATTAATGCCTCTGCATCAGCAATCGTCAAATACGTTTCCCAGAGGGCGGGAATAGGCATCAATGGTGGGCGAATTCGTGCTGCCGGATCAGCTGTTAGAGCAGGAGATACTTCCCATACTGGGGTTACCCCGTTCTATCGATATTTGCAGTCAGCAGTCAAGAGTTGTTCTCAGGGTGGGGTGCGTGGGGGTTCAGCAAATCTTTGCTTCCAATGGTGGCATCTTGAGTTTGAAGAGATGATCGTCCTGAAGAACAACAAGGGAACTCATGACAATCGTCTTCGTCAGATGGACTATTGCGTCCAACTCAACCGGCTACTTTATGAACGACTAATCAGCGGCCAAGACGTCTCACTCTTCTCTCCATCAGAAGTTCCAGGGCTATATGAAGCCTTCTTCGCCGATGAGGCTAAGTTCAAGGAGATCTACGAAAAGGCTGAACGGAACACCAAGATCCGCCGGAAGACCATGGGCTCTAAGGAACTCATGGAGCAGATCCTGACAGAACGTAAGGAGACCGGCCGGGTCTACATCCAGAACGTTGATAATGTCAACCAACAAGGACCATTCCTTCCAGACGTCGCGCCTATCACCATGACCAATCTCTGCGCAGAGATCTGCCTCACAACAAAGCCGCTAAATAGCCTGGATGACCCAGACGGTGAGATTGCTCTGTGCACACTGATGGCTATCAACCAAGGTAAGATCAAACACCCATCCGACTATGAACGGGTAGCAACCCTGGCCGTCAGGGCCCTCAACGAAATCTTGGATTACCAGAGTTACCCGGTCTTGGCTGCAAAACTAGCTACTATGAACAGACGGCCCCTGGGTATAGGCATCACCAACCTGGCATACTGGTTGGCCAAGAATAATATCACCTATTCCAACCCTGATCTTGAATTTATCGACGAATATGCTGAAGCCTACTCCTATTATCTGATCAAGGCTTCCATGGAGTTGGCCAAAGAAAATCACGAACCCTGTCCAAAATTTTTGGAGACCAAATGGTCCAAGGGGCTTCTGCCGGTAGATACATATAAGAAGACCATGGATGAGCTGGTGCCGCACAATCCTAAGATGGATTGGGAAACGCTCAGATCTGATATCCTTGTCCATGGCATTTATAACTCAACCCTGATGGCGGGTATGCCGTGTGAGACGTCGGCCTTGATCTCCAATTCGACGAACGGCTTCGAACCGGTCCCGGCCATCATCACGTCCAAGCAATCCAAGGACGGTATCTATAAGCAGATCGTCCCAGAGTCCAAGAAGCTAGGAAACAAATACGAACTTAAGTATAACCAGAAGTCTCCTAAAGGATATCTATCCATCACCCTAGTATTTCAGAAGTGGATGGACCAAGGTATCTCAGTGAATACTACGTATAACTCAGACTTCTTTGAGAATAACAAGATACCGATGTCCGTCATGATGGAAGATGTTGTATATTTCTATCGATACGGTGGGAAACAACTATACTACTTCAACCAAGACGACCATTCCGGTGATGAAGATCTACCTGGCCTGGATGATGAAGCAACCGATGATGAAATTTGTGAAAGCTGTGCAATATGACTGACCTATTCTTCGGACCAACACCTGAGATTGCCAGGTTCGACAAGATCGAATATCCATGGATCTCCAAGCTCACCAAAAAGCAGCGTGGGTTCTTTTGGCAACCGGAAGAGATCGACCTGGCCAAAGACCCAAAACAATTCAAGGCCTTGGATGAGCATAAGCAGCACATCTTTACATCCAACCTTCAGCGACAGATCCTCCTCGATACCAAACAGGGTAGAGACCCGGCGATTGCTTTCTTGCCAATTGCTTCTGTCCCCGAATTAGAACAATTCATCATCACCTGGACATTCTTTGAGACTATCCATTCAGAGTCGTATACCCATATCATCCAAAACATCTACCCAGACCCATCTGTAGTCTTGGATAAGGTTCTAGACATTCCGGAGATCGTGGCGTGTAAGGATGACATCAGCAGATGGTATGACGATCTCATTGAGAACCCTTCGCCAGAGACACTTCTAGGAGCGATGCTAGCAGTCAACGCTTTGGAAGGTATCAGGTTCTATGTGTCATTCGCGTGCTCATGGGCTTTTGCTGAACAGAAGCAGATGGAAGGCAACGCCAAGATCATCAAATTGATCGCCAGAGATGAGAACCTCCATCTTGCATTCACCCAACAGGCCATCAAGGTTTTGGCCATGTACGCGCCTAACCATGGGTTCTACCCCAAGGAATATATCAAGACCGTTGGTCCTCAGATCTTCGAGGACGTCATCAACCAGGAAGTAGCCTGGGCAGAGTATCTCTTCAAGGATGGCGGGATGCTTGGGCTGAACGCTGATATCCTTAAGGAATATGTTTACTATATCGGGTGGAAGCGAGCAACGGCTATTGGTATCACTCTCCCCAATATTCCCAAGGTAAGAGAGAATCCTCTTCCGTGGACACAACGGTGGATCGGGGGGGTTGAGGTGCAAAATGCTCCGCAAGAAGTGGAAAATACGATGTATGTCGTTGGTGGCATTGAACAGGATGTCACTTCTGACTTCCTAAGCAAATTGAAAATTTAAGGAGAACTATATGAGTTGGGCAAGCGGATCAGGCGTGATGAGTGATATCGTCATGAACATCAGAGATACTGGACTAGCAGATGAGATTAAGGATGACGTGCGTCAGGCCTTATACGGGATCCTGATCGAGGCATTCCAAGACGCTGATTGTGACACCCTAGACGAATGCTGCGACATCGATCCTGCATTTGATAAAGCGTACGCCAACTTCTATCCAGACGAACAGGAGGATTGGGAGTATGAAGATGAAGACGATGAATATCCAGAAGATCCTCTAGCATCTTCTTATTTTGATAAGGGATAAATACCTCTGAAAAGAGGTATAATATGGTTGATGGATGGTTGTACGAAGGTAAAGAATTCACTGATCCAGGGTCAGCTATGGGCTTCGTCTACATTATAACCAACAAGGTCTCCGGTAAGAGATATATCGGTAAGAAGCTCTTCACCAAGGCGGGATCAAAACAGGTCAATAAGAAGAGAAAGAAGATCAGGCTCCCATCAGATTGGGAGAATTACTTTGGTTCTTCTCCGGCCTTGCTTAAGGATGTTGAAGCTCTAGGTCCTGAGTGCTTTGATCGTAAGATTTTATACTTGTGCTCTACTCGTGGTGAGTGTAATTACATTGAAGCTGCTCTTCAGTTCCAGCTAAGAGTCTTAGAGCAGCCAGATCTTTTTTACAACGAGAATATATATTGCAGGATTCATCGCTCACATATCGCAAAAAGTGGTGTACAATTTAATCCGGACGTGTTATGATAGAATAATATAGCGATATGGTGAAACTGGACATCACCACTCCCTACGAAGGAGAAATTGTGGGTTCGAGTCCTACTATCGCTGCCAAACAATCGGGGTATGGTGAAACTGGACATCACCTGGGATTTCTACTCCCATGTTCTAGGTTCGAATCCTAGTATCCTGGCCAATTTATTATTGAGGATGATTATGACTGCCGGCCGCATTGAAACTTATACACATTCAGACAAGTCTACAGCGAATAAGGGCGTAGCCGTTGTTGGCGTATATTGCCAATCCGACTTTGCTGCCAAGACTCCGGAGTTTATCGCCTTCTGCAAGGAACTGGCCAAGTTTGCCTATGCTAGTGAAGAATATCCATCTTGGTATGAAATTTGTGATACATTCCCCAGCATTGATGAGCAACACCGGCAGCTCGAGAAACTCTTGAAAGAGACCGTCACGATTAGCGACGACCAGATTCATGTTGTGAAGCTATCATGACCACATATGGCGTTAGATATCAACGTGAAAAGCTTCTGAAAGACATATACGATATTCTTTCAGACGATGATTTTGATGAGCTTTATAGATTTGCAGTCTTCCTTCATGCTCAGGCTGGACTGTCTAAACCAACTAAACGTATTATAGGTAAAGGAGAAACACCAATTGGGCAAGAAGAAACTGCGTAAAAAGCTAACATCAAAGGGTCTTCGCCGGAAGGTTAGCTCTCTCATGTCTAGAGCCGTGAAGGATGGTCGCAGTGCGCTGGAGACTAGTCTTATTAAGATTGAATCTTGGGCCCGAGGGCAAAACCCCTGGCTGACTATTGCCAACCCCGATAAGTCTCAGACCAATAAACCTTGGATCAAGGTTAAGGCCAACGACTACCTCGGGTACTGGAAGGCCAAGGAGAATAAGCTACCAGGAGCTGAGGCGTAATGAAATTTCCTCTGCTTATGATCTATTCAAAGGACAATTGCCAGTATTGTACCAGGGCTAAGAACTTGATGACAGCCAAAGGTATCACGTATACAGAACAGAAGTTGGATCGTGATTTCACTATCGAACAGCTGAAGGAAAAGTTCCCAGACGCTAAGAGCTTTCCGATCATCGAGATCGCCGAGCGTGGGTATCTGATCGGTGGCTATAACGAACTGGAAACATGGGTTAATAATTGGGGTGAACTGAATGAGCAAGGTTGAAGAATTTAAGAGGCAAATCGCCCCGTTCTTGGGGAATTATATCATCACGCTGCAGTTCACTAAAGCTGATGGTTCTATTCGGACAATGAAATGCACACTTCATCCGGATTGGATTGAAACAGTGCAGCCAGAACATGAAACTAAGCGAGCTGAAAATCCGGATGTCCAGGCTGTTTGGGATATTCCTAATGCTGGTTGGCGTTCATTCAGGTGGGACTCGATCATTCAGGTTACGTCGTTTACCCCGTGTGAAAAGGAACTTTGATGGAAAAACCACACTACTGGGGATATCATTTGTGTCTCGATTGCAGCAAGTGCGACAAAGAAGCCATCACTGATCCCAAATATCTCGAGACCTGGGTGAAAGATCTCGTCCTGGCTATCGATATGGTTCCATATGGTGAACCACAGATCCTACACTTCGGCCATGGTGAGGAACATCTGTCCGGTTGGACGGTTCTTCAATTCATCGAGACGTCAAATATCATGGCCCACTTCTGTGATAACACACAAGAGGGGTATATCGACATCTTCTCGTGCAAGAAGTTTGATTACGACGTAGCGATTGATATCGTTAATAGCTATTTCTCCCCAGAGCGGATTTCTCCGACTATCTTGATTAGGCAAGCCTAGTGTCTTGGAAGAAGAAATACCCATACGCATTATGCTCTAGGCCATCAGATTCTGATGAGATGGGCCAACAAATATGGGATCTTTGGGAATCTGCCAAAGGCAAGCATGATGACCTTTTTGAGCTCCTAAGACAAAAATTTGGATGGACAGTGGGGCAGTCGTATATGGCGACGGGGTGGTTATATCGCCCCAAAGAAAACTATAATTAAGGAACACAAATGGCAGTAACAACAGACAACCTATCCAAGAACGCCATGGGAGGAACAGAGCTGATGAAATATGCTCTGGATAATCACCTCAGGGGTGCGGTTCCAGATATCTACGACCAAACACAGATCACCGTATCTCGCCTGCGAGAACTGGAAGATGACAAGGTTCGTATCTTCTGGGCGCATGATCTACCTGGAGATCCGGAGTCAGACTTCCTGAAGGATGGCGGCTGGAAGAAGTTCCATAAGCTAGTCTTTGTGTCGAACTGGCAACTCCAGGCATACATTTCATACTACAAGATTCCATGGGGAGTCTGTGAGGTGATGAAGAACGCCATCCAGCGGTTCCCAGATCACGAGAAGCCGACCGATAAGATTCGTCTTATCTACTTCTCCACTCCACACCGTGGTCTGAATATCCTGTTGGCAGTGTTTGCCAAGCTCGTTGAGAAATACGACGATATCGAGCTGGACATCTATTCGTCCTTCAGCCTCTATGGTTGGGATGATCGGGACAAGGATTACGAGGCCCTCTTCGACCAAGCCCGAAATACTCCGGGAGTCAATTATCATGGGTCGGTCTCGAATGATGAGATCCGTGAAGCCCTGAAGCGAAGCCATATCCTGGCCTACCCATGCACCTGGCTGGAAACCTCATGCCTAGTTCTTATGGAATCGATGGCTGCTGGTTTGATGTGTGTCCACCCCAATCTTGGTGCGCTTCCTGAGACTGCGGCCAATTGGACACTGATGTATCAGTTCCACGAGGATCTGAACGAACACGCCAACATCTTTATGAACGCTCTTGAGGGAGCGATTGGGGCTATGCGTGAACGAATTCCGCCGGTCATGTCTAGGCTTTCCTCACAAGCTGCCTACGCCAACATCTTTTACAACTGGGATATCCGGGCCGCCGAATGGGAAGATTTCATCCAAGCCACAGTAGAATCAGTTGGTGAAGACCGTAAGATGCAACTGGAACAACCGATGTTTCATTATAAGGTAGGAGAATAGAAAATGACCAAGGTTAGATTGTGTGTTGGTGATTGGTCAGATGATGGCCATGGTAAAAGTGAAACCTACGTCGTAGAGATTAAGGAACCGGTTCCAAATTTATCAGCTGCTTATTCCAAAGGTGTTGAAAAGATCGGCGTTAATATTGAAGCGCTCTGCGGAGGATATGAAGAGAATTGTCTTTCTTCATGGCACATCGAAACTTTAAAGAATCATGGAATTATCGTCGATCCCATGTATGTCAATCCAAGCGAGGATGGCGAAGAAGCTTATATTGGCCCAGAAGAATATGTCAGACTTTGGATGATGATCGCCCATGCCGGTGAACCAACCATGGAATGGTACTTGGTTCAAGATACAAGTCCATGGCTAGATATCGGTGGCTATGGAGTTTTTTCATAAAGTGGTGTACTTATTTGCCGGTTATGATATGATAAGAATATGACCAAGAACCAAACTAAACTAGCCTGTATGATTCAGATTGCGGCTGATGCCCATGCGAACCAATATGATAAGGGCGGTCATCCGTATTTTCTCCATCCGCTAGCCGTGATGAGGATCCTCGATTCTGAGGACGAAGAACTCAACTGTGTTGCTGTCGGCCATGATCTGGTCGAAGACACCCATATCACGGCCGCACATTTGATCGTGGCTGGGTTCTCGGCCAGGGTGGTTAACGCCATTGTCGCCCTGACGAAGATCGAAGGCGAAACCTACGAAGAGTATCAAGAGAAGGTTCTGGCCAACTATGATGCTGTTCGGGTCAAGCTCGCCGACCTGACTCACAACTCAGACTTCCGGCGCCTCAAGGGTGTGGAACAAAAGGATCTTGACCGTCTGGCCAAGTATGCCAAGTTCTATACCATCCTGAAGGCTAAGGCTGCTGAATATGCAGCCGGCGGCGCGCTACTCAAGAAGCTTCTTCCTTAAGAGAAATCAAAATGCAAACCGAAAACTACTACGCCTCCCAAATTAAGCCTGATCGTGTTCCACGGAAGTATTCCTATATGAACCGCGCTCGGAAGTATAACCGGAAGGCCTGGTTGGCTGAGAAACGCGATCAGCAATGGCTGGCTATTAAATATGAGAATTTCCGCGATCACTATGACCGTCGGGCAGATTTTTGGTATGAATGGACCTAGGAAAACAAAATGGAATTTATTCATCAATTGGCGTCGATGTCGACCGACGAACTGAAAGCAGTTAGTAAGGATATCATGGCATTCTTGCGCTGGGCCTTGTTTGATATTATCCTTGCCCTCCTGTTTACGACTAGCATCATCATCTTTGTAGCCATGGGCGCATGGTGCTCTGGCTGGTTCTAGATGACATTTCTGTTCTACATCGCCGCTGGCTGTGTTGCTGTAGTAATCCTAATCCAAATTGTTAAGAGGCTATAATAATGCTTATCACCAAGGAATCGATGTTCACCGGCAAGGTTCACACTCGTGACATCGATGTCACGGAAGCGCAGCTGTATGCATGGCGAACCGGAACCATGATTCAGGATGCCATGCCGCACCTGACTCCAGATGAACGTGAATTTATTATGACTGGTGTGACTGCCGAGGAGTGGGACGCCGAATTCAACCACACTCCTGATGACGATGCTGAAGAGCATTTTTGATGTCTAATAAAACTGCTTCGCCGTTGATCATGGTATATCAATCAGCTGATGGCGTCGCCTATGATTTGATGATGTCATACTATGATGATCCGCATAGAATTGAAAACTCTATTCGGGCCGGCCGTCCATGGCTAATGTTGGATAAAGCCGGGCCCTTCGAACGTAAGGTTGAAGAGCGCTATAAGGCCTTCTATATGGGGGTTTGGGAACTCGCGAATGGTTCAGCATGCCGCATCTTCTTCCAACCTGAACCGAATGTCGCCCTAGGCCATTCACACTTCTTTGGTATAGCCATTGGCCCTATTGATTATGCTGGCAGACCCGAAGAGATCTATATCATTAATGGAAAATCGGCATTTGAATTGCCGATGGCTGGCATCATGAACCCAAGCACCGCCGAAGTGATCATCTCTCAATCAAATCACGATTTCAGGGCCTTCCGTGGAGGCGGAAATACGTATATCGATGGCGGCAGGGTTTATACGCGTATCGTAGGGGATCTGGCTACGGTTATACGCGGCCAAGTGTCTCTTACGTCCGTGATTGATTTTCGTTGGACTCTGAATTAAATTTTCGAAAGGCCTATGTATTTTAAGGGCCAAGACTACTATATTTAGTAGGTCAGCGGCTGGGAGCGATCCTGGCCGCTTTTTTCTGTGTACTTGGTCTCATATCTATGATATAATGATCATGCAATTGGAGCTAACTGTTTGAAATTCTATACAAATGTGCACAGAGCTAGAAACGGCAAGGACCTCCTAGTAACCGGATACGACAACGGAAAACCGTTCTCTCACAAGGAAAGGTATGAACCATATCTCTTCCTTCCCACAGAGAACCCAACCGGGTTTCGAACCCTAGATGGCAGGAACGTTGAGCAGCGTTGGTTCAACACCATGTGGGATGCACGACAGTTCATCAAGAAGTATGAAGGCGTTGATAACTTTGAGATCTTCGGTCTAGACCGTTTCGAGTATGTCTATCTCTATGACAAGTATCATGGAGAGATCAAATATGATCCGTCCCTGGTATCTGTAGTCAGCCTCGATATCGAAGTTGCCAAGAATGACAAGGGATCCTTCGCATCAGTTGAGAATGCTGATGGCGAGATTACCCTGATCACCCTTTCGAAGAATGGCAAGAAGGTCGTCTTCGGGTGTGGTGAATATAAGGTTCATGCCCCCAATATCCAGTACTACCGGTGCGTCGACGAACGCGCCATGCTCATGTCATTCTTAACGATCTGGAACGAGCTGCATCCTGATATTCTGACCGGCTGGAACATCGACTTCTATGATATTCCCATGCTCGTCAACCGGATCAACAGGATCCTGGGTGAAGAACATGCCAACAGAATGTCACCATGGAGGACGATCGACAGTCGTGAAGTACGCATCCGTGGTCGTACCCAACGCGTCTATGAGCTAGTCGGTATCTCCATCCTAGACTATCTGGCACTCTATCAGAAATTCACCTACACCAACCAAGAATCCTATAAGTTGGACCATATCGCCTTCATCGAACTCGATGAGCGAAAGCTGGACTATACATCAGCTGGATACGCAACACTCCAGGATCTCTACGAACAGAACTTCCAGCTTTATACCGAATACAACATTCGAGACGTCGAACTAGTCGATAAGCTTGATGACAAGATGAAGCTTATTGAGCTGGTCATGGCCATGGCCTATGACGCCAAGGTGAACTATAACGATACCCTAGCAACGGTCAGACCTTGGGATGCTCTTATCCATAACTTCTTGATGGATCGTAGGATCGTTGTCCACCAGTTCAAGGAGTCTACCAACTTTGATACGATCGTTGGTGGCCACGTCAAGCAACCAGTCCCTGGGATGTATAACTGGGTTGCGTCGTTCGACCTGAACTCGCTTTACCCGATGTTAGTACAGGAAATGAATATATCCCCGGAAACACTTAAAGGTAGAATTAATGAAACATTAAGTGTGGATGATCTTCTAAGCGGAGATCTGTCTAAGTATTCCGATTTCATGAAAGAAGAGAACGTTACTATTGCCGGGAATGGGACATATTACACGTTAGACCACCAGGGGTTTTTATCTGAAATCATGGAAAGAATTTATGCTGATCGGAGTGAATTCAAAAAGAAGAAACTAGAATCAGAGAAAATTCGTGAAATCATTTTAGAAGAAATGCATTCTAGAGGATTAAATACTGTATAAATATTTGTGGGTATAAACAAGGTTCTACAAATGAAAAAATATTACGTATATCAGTATTCTGATCCAAACACAAAAATACCCTTTTACATCGGTAAGGGTCAAGAATATAGAATGAATTCTCACACCAAACCAAGTGCTTGGAGATCTCCTCACAAAACGGTTAATCCTTATTTTTATGGAAAAATAAAAGAACTGATGGAAGCTGGAAATCCCCCAATTGTCATCAAATTGAAGGAATTTGATGAAGAGAACGAAGCGCTGGTTTTTGAATACGAACTAATAAATGAGCTGAAAACGTTTAATTCCGGTGGACCACTTTTAAATATTTCTGATCAAATTGGTGGAATAAAGGGAACACAAAAACCATGGTCTCAAGAAACCAAAGATAGCTATAGAAAGCTTTGCAAAAGCCGGCGAAAAATTCAAACATCATATGATGAATTATTTCAGCTTTACGTAATCGAAAACAAAGATAGAGTGGAGTTAGCAAATCACTTTGGTATTTCTGATGTATACATGAAGAAAATTCTCAGTGAATACAAGATAATAAAGCCTAAACATCTACAAACAGCTAAAATTATCGGACCCAGAAAGAGTAATAGAATAACACTATATTGTCAATCGTGCAATACTCCAATGTATGTTGTAGCATCCAGTAAACATAAAAAATATTGTAGTTTAACCTGCAAAGGATTAGGAGAGCGTGGAAATCCAAAACCCAGACGTAAAAAAGCTATCTGACAAAGAATTGTTGGAATTATATCACCAAAACAATAAAGACATTGCAAGATATAATAACATGCAGATGGCCAAGAAGATCTTTCTGAATTCAGGCTATGGGGCATGCGCAAACCGCTATTTCCGCTGGTTTGATAATCGATTGGCTGAAGCCATTACTATGTCTGGCCAACTGGCTATCCGTTGGATCGAGAATAAGATCAATGTATACCTGAACAAGGCGTTGAAGACTGGAGCAGTCGATTACGTTATTGCCGTCGACACAGACTCTGTCTATATCTGCTTTGACCAGTTAATCAAAGACGTTATGTCTGAGGAAGACCAGAAGAATACAGACAAGGTGATCAAGTATCTGGACACCTTCTGTCAGAAGGTCATGGAGCCGTTCATCGAGAAATCCTATGAGGAGTTCCGTGTCTACGTTAACGGTTTCGCCCAGAAGATGAAGATGAAACGTGAGTCCTTGGCCGACCGCGGCATCTGGACGGCTAAGAAGCGTTACATCCTGAACGTCTATAACTCCGAGGGCGTGGCATATGCCAAACCCAAGCTCAAGATCACCGGCATCGAGGCAGTAAAATCATCAACTCCTATCGGCTGTCAGAAGTCCATCAAGGAAGCCTTGGGCATCATGATGAACGGAACCGAAGCGGACTTCCAGAAATATATCGTCGATTTCAGAGAGAAGTTCAAGACTTTGCCATACGCAGAAGTGGCTTCCCCCAGGTCCGTTAACGACTTGAAGAAGTGGCAGGACAAGCACACCATCTACAAGTCTGGGACACCGATCAATGTTAAAGGTGCGTTATATTTCAACCACTTCCTTGGAAAGCTCGGTCTGACAGATAAGTATGAAGGGATCTTCGATGGCGACAAGATCAAATACGCCTACCTCAAGACCCCAAATCCGTTCATGGCTACCGTGATATCTACTCCTGGCACTCTGCCCAAGGAGTTTGAGCTTGAGCCTTACATTGATTATGACAAACAGTTTGAGAAGGCCTTCCTTGACCCAATTACAATCATCGCAAAAGCTATCGGTTGGGAAACTGAAAAGCGCTCTACTCTCATGGATTTCTTCTCATGAGCCATGATAGAGCATCAGAATATTGGCATGGTGGGCAATCCCATGGATTTGATCCATTATGCCCAGAGTGTATTGAAGAAATGAGAGCAAAAGGAAAAGCAACCATGGCAGATGATGATTTCGGGTTCTCAGCAGTAAATGCTGAAGATGTTGTTGCCGTGATTGAAGCCAACCCAAAGAACGTCAAGATGAGTATGATCAAGATCTTCGACAAGATCAATCCGTTGCTTAAAAAGCTTGAAGATAACCCGGATAAGGACTATATCCATTGGCCCAACAGACAGGAACGCATCAGGCAGTTCCGTGAAGACCTACAAACGTTAATCAAAGAGGAAGCAGAAACATATGGCAAAGAGTAAAGAACCCGCAGTATCCTTGAAAGATCGAATGCTAGCCAAGTCGACTATCAAGTTGACTGCCATGATTCAAGACAGTGTGATCTTTGGTAAGTCTACGCATTATCGAACCAAGATCCCCATGCTGAATATTGCCCACTCTGGAGACGTGGCTGGAGGGTTCTCCTCAGGCCTCCACGTGATCGCCGGTCCATCCAAGCACTTCAAGTCCTTGTTCGCTGTCCTGGAAATTCAGGCGTATCTAGCCCAGGAACCCGAAGGCATGGTTCTGTTCTACGACTCAGAATTCGGGACACCTGGTGAGTATTTCACAGCCTTCAATATCGATATGGGTCGGATCGTCCATACGCCGATCACCGACATCGAAGAGCTGAAGATGGACATCATGGCTCAACTTTCTGGACTAACCAGAAAGGATAAGGTGATGATCGTTGTCGACTCGGTTGGTAATCTGGCGTCCAAGAAAGAAGTTGACGATGCCCTGGCAGGAAAATCCGTTGCAGACATGACCAGAGCCAAGCAGCTCAAGTCCCTGTTCCGGATGGTCACCCCGCACTTGACCATCAAGGACATTCCCATGAAGGTGGTCAACCACACGTATATGACCCAAGAGATGTATTCGAAGACCGTTGTCTCCGGTGGGACTGGCATCTACTATTCTGCCAACGAGATTTGGACTATCGGCCGCCGTCAAGACAAGGATGGCGATGAACTGGCCGGTTATGAGTTTATCATCAACATTGAGAAGTCTCGTCACGTCAAGGAAAAGTCCAAGTTTCCTATCACTGTCTCATTCGATGGTGGTATTCGTCGCTGGTCCGGGATGCTTGACCTTGCAGTAGAAGGTAAGTATGTCATCAAGCCAAGTAAAGGCAACTATGCCCTAGCGTCTGAACCTGATATCATCTATAAAGAAGCTGATATCAAGAACAACAACGACTTTTGGTTTAAGGTGTTCAGGACTACAGACTTCTCTGCGTGGATCAAGAAGGAATTCATCCTCAGCGAGAATAATATCATGAATGAGACCGACTTTGCCGATGAAGTCGAGGCTCTGGGCGAATAACTAAACCATCCACCACACACCTGAAAGGAATGGTCAATCTTGTCGATTGAACACACCATCTTTGCGCACCTCCTAGCAAAAGAAGATTTTGCCAGGAAGGTGCTACCGTTCTTGCAACTTGAATACTTTGGTAATAAAGAAGACCAGACACTCTTTACTACGATCGACAACTACGTAAAGAAATACAACAGCATTCCTACTAAGGAAGCGTTGCTGATCGATCTATCTAACCTGGACAATCTTTCTAGTGATGAGTTCGAAACCTGTAAGAAGGCAGTCATCGGGTTTGAGGCTGATGAATTAACTGAGGAATCATGGTTGCTGGATACCACCGAGAAGTGGTGTCAGGACAAGGCGATGTATAACGCCATTATGGCCGCCATCAAGATCATCGATGATAAGGGTGACTCTGGGGTTGGTCGTGGGATGATCCCCAAGATCATGTCAGATGCTTTGGCTGTCACCTTCGATACCAACATCGGGCATGACTACCTCGAATCTTTTGAGGGTAGGTTTGATACCAACCATGAGGTTCTCAACAGAATCCCGTATGGTATTGAGATGCTGAACCGAATTACTCGTGGTGGCCGCCTGCCCAAGACTCTCAATCTCTGGCTAGCTCCGACCGGTATCGGAAAGAGCCTGATCATGTGCAATAATGCAGCCCATGATCTTCTCCAGGGGTTGAACGTTCTCTATATCACCCTAGAGATGGCCGAGGAACGGATTGCTGAACGGATCGATGCCAACCTCCTGAATATCCCGTTGGATGAACTAGAGATGCTGGATAAATCCACGTATCTCAAGAAGGGCGATCGCCTAAGAGCCAAGACTCAGGGTAAACTGATCATCAAGGAATATCCAGCGGCCGGTGCGCACGTTGGCCACTTCCGCCATATGATCAATGAGCTGAGGCTCAAGAAAAAGTTCATCCCGGACATCATCTATATCGACTATCTGAACCTCTGTACGTCCTCGAGGATCAAGATGGGCGGATCGGTCAACACCAACACCTATGTCAAGGCCATCGCTGAAGAAATTCGTGGCCTGGCTACAGAACTTGGTATCCCCATCGAGTCAGCTACCCAGACCAACCGGACCGGTTATGGGAACTCTGACCTCGAACTATCAGAGACGTCTGAGTCTTATGGTCTGAACTCAACAGTCGATTTCATGTGTGCCGTTATGCAGGATGAGGATATGGCTGCCTTGAACCAATTCATGTTCAAACAGCTCAAGAGCCGTTATGGTGACATCAACAAATACAAGAGGTTCATTGTTGGTGTGGACAAGGCTCGGATGAGACTCTATGACGTCGACCCTGAAGCCCAACGGGATCTTATGGATGGCCCTGTGATGGATAATACAGGGTTCGGCCATGAAGACAATGAACGTGCAAAAAAGTCTAGAAAAAGGGACTTCGGCTCATTTTCTTGATGTACTTATTTGGCAGATGTGATATGATAAGAATATGAATATCGCAGAATATCTCCCCATGCTCCTCCCCATTGGCATCGCCGTTCTATTTCTCTATGGAATTAAGCGAATTCTAATCGACGAACTGGACTACTGAGAATATATAGAATACCATTTGCCTCGGTTACCGATAAAGACACGGTTCCGCCTGTAAAGCGGACGTCATCGCGACTGGCCTGGAGCGTTACCAGGGCGGGGCACCAAAAATAGTTGTGTACTTATTTGGTCATTGTGATATGATTGAAATATCAACATCGTTGGATCCATAAATACTTACAATGTCACGTATCAATCTTACCAAGAAGCCGAAGGTTCGGAAAACCAGCCTTCCCAAGTCGTTCGACACCAAGTATCTTGGTGAAGAGCCTGAGTTCGATATCATCGAGGAAGATGAACACGTCAAGCTCGCCCAGGCCTATTCCTGGTATAATTACTTCTATACGTCCGAGACCGCCAAGCCGTGGCTCGTGGAATACGTCAAGAAGTCTGGGAATGCCAAGCTTCTAGAAGCCGTCAAGGCGACTTCTCCCAACAAGATCACCATTACCACCTGCGCCGCTGCTCGCATGCTCAATCGTGGTACCGTGCTTCCGGATCGGACGATCACATACCTTCGCAATAAGCTGATTGAGATTCAAGCAGCCTATGAAAATTCTAGAGCGCCTCGCCAAACCGTGGTTGTCAAGGCGAATGTCCAGAGGCACATCAACGATCAAATCGATAATCTGATTGCAGATATTGAAGATCAGATCGATCAATTCACGATCAACGGATATAAGTCCGATTTCTCGATGTATGATCATCTGACCAAGAACGGGGTCAAGGCCCTCCAGGCCAAGCGTATCGCCGAATATTATATCCCCCAACGAGATGAGTTCAAGGCCGTAGTCCAGACCAAGTATGAGGGCTATTCCAACAAGAAGAATGCCCAGGCGTATTTCGATTTTATCGGCCAGATCGTCGATGATTGCCTCCGCCATTCAGAGAATCAAGTCAAGACCCGTCAGGTGGTTCGCAAGCCTAGGAAGCGTAAGGAAGTTTCTGCTGCCAAGCTTGTGGCCGGAGTCAAGTATAAGGTTTCGGATAAGGACCTGAAGATCGTTTCGATCGCTCCCACTGAGATCCTCGGGGCTCAGGTGGTTTGGCTATATAATACAAAGTATAAGTATCTGATCAAGGTGGTTGCCGCCGATAAAAATGATCTTGGGATCAAAGGTACTACGATCACTGGATATGATGAAACTTCCAGCGTCTATAAAACACTGCGCAAGCCTGAAACCCAGATCAAGGATCTTCTATCAACCGGCAAAGTTCGACTCAGGACCTTCCTTGATGATATTAAGACGGTTGCTCGGCCCTTCAACGGTCGGATCAATAAGGAAACTCTAATTCTAAAAGCCACCAAATAACGAAAGGAATATCATGGATAAGGATAAATTTTACGCAGAGGCCGGGGTGTTTTCACAGAAGGTAGCACCAAAGCTAGCCGAGGTGCTCATGTCTGATGCCGCAGTCAAGAATGTGGATTTTGACTTTGCAGTCAAGAACGCTGAGACCGGCGAGATTACCATTACCATTGAGGTCAAGGTTGGTTAATGTCTGATTGGTCAGACGCTAGCCCTAACCGACCAGAAATCAACAAACCGGTCCTGGAAGATATGGACCGGTTTGTTGATTCTATTGTGGAGGACCTTATCCCACAATTGGTTTTTGAGGGGTATTATACTATTCGTAATGTTCCTCCCAATGAGATGGTGCTTTTTTATGAATCGTTGAGGTCTCTAGTCTATGCATCCCATGGAATTAAACATGGTTTACAAGAATTGGCTGAAGAGATTTATGACGAAGGCGCCATAAATAATGATGACATCATGTTGTTTCGCCCAGATTAATGGAGCTTTGAAATTATTATTCTAGACCTGAGTCAGGTGATGATGAGTTGCCTGATGGCCGATTTTAAACGAAACCGGACAAATCTTGTAGATGTTGGCATGGTTCGCCATATGATCCTGAATAGCATTCGGGCCAACTACGTCAAATACCGTAAGGAATATGGAGAACTGGTCATCGCGTGTGACCATACTTCCAACTGGCGTAAGGAAATTTTCCCCTACTACAAAGCCAACCGCGCTAAGAACCGTGGGGAATCTCCGTTCGACTGGAAAGCCATCTATGAGGCTTTTGATACAGTCCGTGAGGAACTGAAAGAAAACTTTCCGTATCGAGTGATCCGTGTTGAAGGCGCCGAGGGGGATGACATCATTGGAACCCTGTGTGAAGAATTCGGGACAGATGTTGGCCTAGTGATCGGTGAGAAGATTCTGATCATTTCTGGAGATAAGGACTTCGGTCAGCTTCAAAAGTTTGATAACGTGGCCCAATGGGATCCTGTCCAGAAGCGAGAGATTGTTGTCAATGACCCAACCAAGCAGTTGCGTGAACTAATCTTCCGCGGTGACCAAGGCGATGGTGTTCCAAATATCCTCTCAGACGATAACACGCTCGTCATGCCAGATAAGCGCCAAGGTGTTATCTCCAAGAAGCGCGTCGATTCTTGGAATAAGAGCTGGGATCTAGGCACGTTTGCAAATGGTCTAGACGAAAATATCAGGCGGAACTTCTCTCGCAACCAACAGCTAATCGATCTATCATTCACCCCCCTGCGACTAAAAGACGAGATCCTGTATGAATATGACTCTCAGGCGAAAAAGCCTAAGAAGGACCTCATTAACTATTTCATGAAGAACAAGCTTCGTAATCTAATCGAAGCCACCGGAGATTTTGTATAATGCAACGATCATTATCAGAAGTACTAGAGAACATTTCTAATGCTCCCAAGAAGGATAGAGTCCAGTTGTTGAGAAACACGGACCACATCGCCCTTCGTATTATCCTGCAGTATGCCTTCCACCCTCGTATCGTTTGGATGTTACCCCCAGGACGCCCACCGTTCACACCCAACCCTTACCCTGATCAGGAATCTGTGCTTCTTCAAAACGCTAGAAAGCTGTATCTGTACGTTGAGGGGGGTAATCCCAACCTAACAAAGGTGAAGCGTGAGCATCTGTTCGTTACGCTTCTTGAGGCGGTTGCCCCAAATGATGCCGAGCTTCTTATTGCCATTAAGGATAAGAAGCTCCCATGGAAGGGTATCACCAAGGAGATGGTCGAGGAAGCATTCCCAGATCTCGAGATGTCCTGATGCCAAAGTATACCGTGGAAACATCTCCTGGGGTTATCGAGGATTTAAATCTTCCGTATGACGACTACCAAAAATTGATGGAAGATCACCCAGAATATAAACGAGTGTGGGATGCATCGGCCTTGATCGTTACCGGGGTTAACCATAAACCAGACAATACATTCAGGGATATCCTGAAGACCATAAAGAAGAACAATCGAAGGTCAAATATTAACGTTTTCTAGTAAGGAGTAACATGGATCAGCGGCCGAAAAAGAAGCAAGCATCCAATAACCTTCAGTTAAAAGAACTGAAAGGACTAACAACCAACCAACAACAAGCCATTGATTATTGGGATAATACTGGTTGTGAGTGTCTATTGCTTCACGGTTCTGCTGGAACTGGTAAAACTTACTTGGCGTTATCTCTTGCACTAAGCACCATCGAAGATCAATCCTACCAGAAGGTGGTGATTATCAGGTCCAGCGTACCCACCAGAGATATAGGGTTCTTGCCTGGTAAACCCGCCGAGAAGGTATCAGTCTACGAAGCTCCTTATCATGATATTTGTTCCGAGCTTTATGGCCGCGGGGATGCGTATGGTCTTCTAAAATCTAAGGGCCTGATCGAGTTTGCGACTACGTCCTTCATCCGTGGGATCACCCTAAGGGATTGTGTGATCGTGGTTGATGAGATCCAGAATATGGATTTCAACGAGATCAACTCAGTGATCACCAGGGTCGGTGAGAATTGCTGCATCATCCTGTGCGGTGATATCAAGCAGGATGACCTCACATCAGAACGCTATAGGGAACAATCTGGTATCAAGGATTTCATGAAGATCCTGAATAACATGGAAGCCGTGGCTAGCGTTGAATTCACTACTGATGATATTGTCAGGAGTTCTTTTATACGTGAATATCTTATTGAACGAGAACGATTAGGAATCTAGATGCCATTCGGCAGAAACACCTGGGAACGTAAACACACCTTCCATCATGAACCCATCCAGCCTCTACCCAAATTGGAACGGTTGGATACGGATCATGGCCGGTTCTATCTGACTCCGGATGGGATGAAACTCCCATCAGTGACAACGGTTCTGGGATCCCTGGATAATTCTGGGATCGAGAGCTGGAAAGAGTGGCAGGATGCCACATTTGGTGTTGGGTCGGCAGAAAAGATTAAGAAGACAGCGGCCCGTAGAGGCTCTGCCCTACACGAAATGTGTGAACGATATCTCCTCAACGAACCAGGCGATATCACCAAAGGTCAGATGCCCTTGAATGTTCAGATGTTCAAGTCTCTTATCCCTATCCTCGATGAGAACATTGAGACGGTCTATGCTACCGAGACCCAGGTATATTCCAAGGAACTGATGGCTGCCGGGACCTTCGATCTTCTAGCTCAGTTCAGAGGAAAGAGAACCGTAGCCGATTTCAAGTCGGCCTCCAAGCCGAAGACTGAAGAGATGATCCAGTCATATTTCATCCAGACGAACGCCTATGGGATCATGTTGGATGAATTGATCAACTTCGGGGTGGAGCAGACGGCAATTATCATCGCCGTCGAGCATGAAGAGCCGCAATTGTTCATTAAAGATATCAATGAATACAAAGAGTTAACACTGTCCACGTTCCGCAATTTCAGCGCAAAATGAGCAAATCCGCTCTGTGGACGTTAGAATTTCCACTAGAGTGTGTCTATACACCACCAACGTCCACAGAGCGGCCTAGGCTACACAAAATAGTTGTGTACATATTTGGCCAATGTGATATGATAAGAATACAAGATCACAACCGAGAAAATCATGACTCCGGAACGTTTCATCAATTACGTCAGGCTCAACACCACGGAAGCCCAATGGGCCATGGTGCAAGAGAAAGTCATCGAGGGTTGGAAGCCCTTTAAGATCGACGGCCAAGTTGGTCGTGCTGTGGTTTATCTCTCTAAGCCCAAATACGAAAATTCCAACCTCGCCATCAACAAGGCTTATTGCCGTATCGAATACACTGGCGGGGTCATTAACTATACCCCGAAGGGTCATCGATAATGGCTAATCCTGAAACTAAAGCGCTAGTTGATCAATCATTTAAGATTGTTCTTGGCATTATGCTTCTGTCGGTTTATGCGCTTGGTCTGACGCTCCTGGTTGGAGTTGTTAGTCTCTTCTTTTGATGAAAATAGTTGTGTACTTTATTACCAACTATGATATGATAAGAATATCAAATCAACCTGGAAATGAAAATGACCATCCAATCTTTCGATAAGGCTTCTGTGACCGCTTTCCAAAAGGAAGTGGACGTTGCCTTGAAGGCGCTTGCTGCCAAGCACGGCGTTATCCTGGCCAAGCATTCCGGCCGGTTCTCTCCCGATAAGTTCAACGTGTCCATCGAGTTTAAGGCTCAGACCGTTTCTGCTACAGGTCAGGTCGTCTCGGCTTCCCTTACCACTGGCTGCCGTATCTACGGTATCGATGCTACTAAGGCTTTCAAGGACCACACCGGTCGAACCCATAAGCTGGTCGACTATAACAGCCGGGCTCACAAGACTCCGTTCATCACGCTCTGTGCTGATGGCAAGCGTTATCGCTGGTCGGCTCAGTCTGTCAAGAACCTTCAGGCTCGCTAAGATGGACTCTGAACTTCTTCTTCTTTTTATCGCCGGCCTCGTGATTCTCTGGATCACGATCTCCAACTATAACAATGATGACCCGGATGGATACGCCTGATGCTTAAGCTAATTAACTTTTTCATTACCCCCTTCCTTCGCCACAAGGTGACCTTGACGATGTCCTCCGGTAAGGAGATTGTCTTCACCTGCAAGAACTGGAACATTAAGAAGGACACCGGCTCGCTCGAGCTAACGTCGTTGAAGTGCGACGCTGCAAGGGGATTCCCGACCTTCCTGAAGCTGCAGGACATCGTCTGTATGCGATCGAAGCAAATTATTTCTCTGTAGGAATCAATATGACACAAACTGATGACGAAAAGCTGAACCGTATTCTTGTTAAGGCTATGGTCGCCACAGAATACTATTGCAATGGTTCTGACCTCGGTATTGACGAAGAAATCTCTTCGGAACATCGAAACATTCTGACTAAGGTGCTATTGGCCACGGTCTTTGCTTCCCTAGTTAAGGAAGTTGGAATAGTCAAGGCCGTGCTGACACTATTCGGTGTCTTTCGAGCCGCCCCGATGTTGGTCCCAGCGTGGAAGGAATTTTAATGTCTAATACCAAAGTAATTTACAAATATGCATTGCTTCCTAGGACCGGAGAATCTAAGCTATTTTTGCCCCCAGGTGCAGAGATCCTAGGCGTTGGAATGCAAGATGTCGGTATTGTGATATGGGCTCTTGTCGACCCACACCGTGGCTATAGGGATAACCGTACGTTTGCTGTCGTTGGAACTGGTTGGGAATTCTCGGCTGATTCATATTTGGCCAAGAATTATCTAGGCAATGTTTCAGATGGGTCTTTTGTCTGGCACATCTTTGAGGGTACGCAATGACCGTCACAGTCGGTAACAATTCAGACTTCCTATATCAGCGAGCCAGGCGAACCGCCTCCCGTGATCGATCGATTAAGATCGTTCCGCAAAAGGATGGTCGTACGCAGCCATGGCTGCAACTCTGGGCCCTGATCGGGGCTCTCACTCTTGTTCTTTACGGGATCGGACTAGCAATCAAATGAACGGTAAAATTTTACTTCCAATCACCAGAATGGAAATGGCTCTGTCCGGTATCGCAGATTCAATCGAGCATGCCATTCATGCGGATGATGGCCCGGACTATTTTACCCTAGAGGACGGCACAAGGCTTTCTGGCTCGCCGGCAACGTGTGTTATCAAGATGTTGCGGGCTATCCAAGGCCTGGCGCTTCTTGGCCTAGGCGTCAAGGAAGACTAATATGCTTTACGTTGCGAAGCGCCCAGATGATATCCTAGGATATAAGAAATTGGGTCTAATACCTATAGCTATTGGCCAGGTATTTTTATCAGCTTTAGATGCCAAAGAATATATGGCTGAACCGGCGCTTAAGGATAGCGGCTTTGAGCTCTATGGTGTTTTAGCCGATATTAGTCAAACGTACACGTACGACCATCAAACCTATTATCTCAAATACGCTGTCCCGGTGATCGAGCTCGATGAATTTGGCGGAATAAAATGCGCTCTTAGCGCATAAAAGCGCATAAGAGGGTTTACATATTTGTGGAACAGTGTATTATAAGAATATAAGCTGAACACAACCAAGGAAATACAACATGCCTCGCGGCGTCCCTAAGTCTGGCAAGCGTGCCCCCCGTGGTTCTAAGAAGGCGGCTCGTGAAGCCGCCGACAGGGCCAATATCGTCGAAGTTCCCATCGAGTCTACCGAGACCGATGCTGAGATCGAAGCCAAGCTGGAAGAACGTTTCGGCGTTCTCGAAGAGCTGGCCATGTCGACCGTTCTCGGCGACTCTACCGCTCTGATCGTCTCTGGTCCTGCCGGCCTCGGCAAGTCCTTCACCGTTGAGCGTGTTGCCAACGACGTTCTCAATCCCGACCAACTTCAATCTGCCTCTGGTTTCGTCCGAGCTACTGGCCTTCGCCGGATGCTGTATAACGCTCGTCACCCTGGCTCAGTTGTCATCCTGGATGACGCTGACTCCGTTTGGTTCGACGACATCTGCCTGAATATGTTGAAGAAGGCCTGTGACACCACCGAGCGTCGGGTCATCTCCTGGATGGCCGAGAGCCTGATGGAAGACGAAGACGGCGATATCATTCCTCGTCAATTCGAGTTCCAAGGTTCGGTGGTCTTCATCACCAACTACGACTTCGATGCCCTGATCGAGAAGGGCCACCGCCTGGCTCCTCACTTTGAAGCCATGATCAGCCGGGCTCACTATATCGACCTGGCCATGAAGACCAAGCGTGATTATCTGGTGCGGATGCGCCAAGTTGTTGCCCTCGGGATGCTTCGCGAACAAGGATACTCGGCTGACGTCGAGACTGACGTCATGACGTACGTCGAAGAAAACTACCTGGGCCTGCGTGAGCTGAGCCTTCGGATGGTTCTGAAGCTGGCCTCGCTGCGTAAGTCGCGGACCTACGAAAAGTTCACCAACATCGCCAACGTGACGTGCTGCAAGGCACGTCGATAGGAGCTAAGAATGACCACTACTAAATATCAATTCGATTTCGTGATCGAAAAAACGCCTGATGGGGTTCTTCAAGCCCTTGATAGGGAACAAGTCGATGGCTGGGAATGCATGAGCATTTCTCCCAGGGCCCATAAGGATTATGGCTTCGAGGCGACCGGTCGCCTCGTCGAGGCGACCCCGGTTGCCGAATACGTTATCTTCCTTCGCCGGCCGGTGCCTTAAAAGATAACCAATATGGAAAAATCAGGCATCGACCACTGGTATGATTGGGGCATGGAGAAAGTCAACAACCCCCCCAAAGGTTGGAGATAGATATTTCGAGAGCAAAACCGATGTGCAATGGTTTCTGGCTCTTCGGCTGTTGGTCGCCATTCTCAATCTGCTTGTTATCATCTCAAAGAGAAAGAAATAACATGAAGCGTCTTATCCAAACTCTGGCGTTCATCACAGCGTTGGCGACTGCCGTTGTAGCCGTGCGTCAAGTGTTCCATGAGGATCCTCCGGCACAGATGAGGTTCGGTTGGGTTGACTCCCAAGGCCGATATCATTCTGGCGGTATGTGGAAGATCATCTGATGTCATGTGAAGGAACATGTGGAGTCTGCAGATTTTCTGTGGATTATATTGGCCCAGAAGGACCCAGGCCTACGGCCGATACTCCGTTTGTACCCAGGACTGGCTGGGCAGCATTTTGGATGGGCAAAGGTGTAGATCCTGAAACCGATTGGCACACCGATCTTTACTGGGACATCCGAAAGTGGGATGAGAAAACCAGAGTGGCTAATAATTTGGTCCAATGTCGGCTGCTTCCGGAGTTTGTCCAGAAGCGTAAGGTCGATTGGTGTTCACATTTCGAAGAAGCTTTAGAAAAAGCATGATCACTTTCATCACGATCAACGATCCTGATGAAGCCTTTGAGCTTCTATCTTCGACGCGTTGGGTGTATCCTCTGAACGGCTACTACATGCGAGTCTTTACTCCAGCCAAATATACTGATGCCGTTCAGACATCTGGGCGAGAGCATGATGAGCGTGTTTGGGCCGGGCAATGGTTGTGTCTCCCTCAAGATTACGGGATCAAAGTCATGTATCCTGCTAAGGCCAACTGTGGATTTTGGATTGGTAGTGCCACAGAGCTCATCGAGTCAGCTAGGGTTCAACAAACCTATTGGCCTATCCGGATGTTCGTTTCAGATCAAAAGCCTGATTGGTTTCTGAAATACGTATTTCCGGTGTGGGCGGTTCTTCGGTTCTATATGCTACCGAAGCCTAAAACGAAACGTGAAGACGGTCCGTGGATCTTCAATTAATTTGAAAATAGTGGTGTACTTTTCTGTGCACTATGATATGATAAGAATACAAGATCAAACTGGAAATGACAAATGCTACTTGTCGGTGCGATCGCACCGACAAGTAGGCATCAACGGAGCGACTGCTATGCAAATCACCACCGACCAACTTCAACGTCACATTGACCGCGGCGTCACCATCTACAGCGCCGACGCAAGTGAACTTCGCTTGCCTGTGGGCCGCTTCCCGCCCACGATCACGGTGCCCGGCCTCGGTAACGGTCAGCACTTTGTGCTGCGCAAGGTTCACATGCACGATGGCGATACCACCTGCGTCGAGTACTCGCAGCTGCTCGGCTGCATCGACCTTCACATCTTCAACGACTAGGATCAGCAGCCATGTTCTATATCCGACAAATCATGGAAATGCTCCGTGTCGACGAAGATGCTGCTTTCAAGATCTATGACCGGTTGATCGTCAACCTGTCTGAATGCACTGACCAAGAATTCTACGATAACGTGGCTGAGGCCGCAAAGGTAATGGGATATCTCTAAATGGATGTTGTGTTTGACCTGGATGGTACCATCTGTGATTGTGGCCATCGCCGGCATTTTGTAGCTTCGAAGCCTAAGAACTTTGGAGCGTTCAACCGTGCCATGGTACATGATACGCCGCATGAGGATATTATTCAGCTGATGCATATGCACTATGATGCTGATCATAGAATCCTGATCGCGACCGGTCGGGGTGAAGAAGATCGTGAAAAGACCGAGCAGTGGCTGGCTGATCATGATGCAAATTATCATCAAAGGATGTATATGCG